CCGCCTCTTCCATGGTGGGGTCAGCCGGGTTGGGAAACGGCCGACCTGAGCACGATGAACGACACCGTCGGCCGCGGGATGGAGGGGGCGGCGTATCCGAACAGCGCCGGCACCTCCGGCACCCCCGGCAGCGTCATCTTCTACTACACATGACCGGCATCCTTCCTCCAAACGCAACCGCCTTGGAGCGTGCGCTCGCGGACGCAAGCGCACGTCTGTCCGACGTGCCTATGGTGGTACGCGAACTGTGGAACCCCGACGCGTGCCCCGCCGCGCATCTGCCATGGCTCGCCTGGGCGTTGAGCGTGGACGATTGGAACGCTGCCTGGTCCGATGCGCAGAAGCGCGCCGTGGTTGCTGCCAGCTACACCGTGCACACCCAGAAGGGAACGGTCGGCGCGATGCGCGCAGCGCTGGGCGCGCTGGGCTACGCGATCGAACTGGCGGAGTGGTTCCAGGAGAGTCCGCCAGCCGCGCCGTACACCTTCGGCGTCACCGCAGAACTGGGCGCCGCCGGCCTTGACGCACGGATGTGGGACGAAATCACCGCCGTCGCGCTGAGCGCGAAGAATGCCCGCAGTCATCTGCGCTACGTGCGCCTGCGCGCCACCGTGCGCGGGCCGCTCTACGTTGGCGGCACAACGCTCAGCGCCGAGATCGTGGAAGTGCAGCCGTACCAGCTGCGTGAGATCGAGCCGCGCGGGCCGCTGTACGCCGGCGCAGCGCTGATCGTCACCGAGATCGTCGAAATCCTGCCCCTGGGCGCGCCGGTGCTGGCGCTTGCCGATGGCACCCCGTTGGCACTCACCGATGGCGCACCGCTGCGCCTGCTGCACTGAGGAAACCATGGCCGATCCGCGCTATCTGGAAGCCCTCGATCCCATGCCGGCCGAACCCGGCAAATGGATCTACGGCAAATCGTTCCTGCCCATGCTCGACGGCCGCATCCCCGTCGCGGCACCAGGCGGCCTCGCAACCCTCGGGCCGGACGGCAAGCTGGTGCCGGAGCAGCTGGGTAATCCCGGCCAGTTCGTGCCCACCCGGATCGCCGCCGGGCAGACCTTCGTCATTCCTGCGGACACGCAGGCGCTCTATGTCCTCCCCATCACCCTTGACGCCGGCGCAGCACTGCTGGTCGAGGGGCACCTACTGGAGATTGTTCGATGATCACTTCCCCACTGCGGGCCGCTGCGGATGTACCCATCCCGCCTGCTGGCTACTGCACGCGTTTTGTCGATGCGGCCACCGGACTTCCCGCCGCCAAGCTGCACGACGGCACTGTTGTCTCGATGCGGGGCGACCAAGGCCCGCCGGGCGCTGGTCTGCCGGAGGGCGGCACGCCTGGCCAAGTCGTGGTCAAGACCAGCGAGGGAACGGCCTGGGCAGATCCGGCAGGCGGCAGTGCGCAGACCGGGACGTGGATCAACCTGCTGCCGCCGGACGGCGCCGCGACCGACGGCAGTAACTCGCCGCTGGAAGACGCGCGCGTATCCGGGCACATCAATCTGGGAGGCCTGTGATGGGTACCACGCTGAATCTTTCTCGTGCCACGCTGGGCGGCACCGTGTCGCGCATTCGCGGCAATGTCTCTGTAGTCCTGGCCGTGTCGAAAGCCGATGCCGGTGCAGCGACCGCGGGCGAGTTCGTCCTGTCGCTGCTGCGCGGCGGGAAAGCCGCCGCATCGTTCCCGCTGCAGCACGGCAGCAATGCGGTTTCGTTCGATGTCCCTGTCGGCCCAAGCTATGGCGTCTCAGCCGATGCAAGCCTCGAAGTTCAGTGCAACGACCACACGAACGTGCAATCCGCATGGGCCGACCTGCACGCAACACAGCTGGACTGCCTGGTGGAAGACACCGGCGCGGTCGTGTTGTCCCCGATCTCGATGACGCCAATCGAGGTGATGGGAAGCAGCCGCGGCGGCACAGGCGGCGGCTGGATCCAGAAGGCCGGCGATCTCCTGATGGTCGACGCCATCGAAGTCACCGGCTTCTTCGCCGAGGATGCCATCGCCCTGGTTGGCCAGACGGAACTGTACGGCCCGGCCTGGTTGGCGCCCGAAACTCACGTCGCGCTGGCGGCGCCGGTCGCAATCCCCGGTGATGAGTCCGGCTGGGGCTGGAGCGGCGGCAGCTGCCCGGTGCCCGGCCTGCCGGAGGGCGGCGCATACCTGTGCGAGGTCGCTCTCGACGGCGGCGCTCCGGTGCTGGCGCTGCTGTTCAATGAGGCAGGGTTCTGATCATGGCCGCCTATTTCATGCTGCTCACCGACGCCGGCGAGCGAAAGCTCGCCGCGCACATGGCCGGCGGCGCGCCGCTGCAGATCACGCAGATCGCCGTCGGCGACGGTGGCGGAAGCCCGGTCAGTCCAACGGAGAACCGCACTGCGCTGGTGCAGGAGGTGCATCGGCAGGGGCTGACCAGCCTCACCGTGCACGGCACCAATGCCAACTGGGTGGTGCCGGAAACCATCCTCGCGCCGACCGTCGGCGGCTGGTGGATCCGTGAGGTCGGCCTGTTCGACGTGGACGGCGAGCTGGTGGCCTACGGCAACTTCCCGGACAGCTACAAGCCGGTGCTCACGGAGGGCAGCGGCAAGGAACTGATCATCCGCCCGATCCTCGAAGTGTCGTCCACGGCTTCCATCCAGCTGGTGGTGGACAGCAGCATCGTTTGGGCCACGCAGGCGTGGGTGTTGGGCCGGGAATACGCCACGCAGGCGTGGGTTGCGGCGCAGGGCTACGCCACGCAGGCGTGGACGCGCGCCTTGCTGAAAAAGCTGCGTCCGTTCCGCTACTACAACTCGAACTGAAGGAGTACCGCTATGCCCTCTGGACGCTTCGGCAAAGCCGCCCTGGCCGCCAACGCCGACACCGACCTGTACACCTGCCCGCCGGGCAAGGTGGCCACCGCCACCGTCTCCCTGTGCAACCGCACTGCAGAACCCATCAGCGTGCGGCTGGCCGTGCGCTCCGCCGCGATCGCGGATTCGGACTACCTGGAGTTCGGCTCCGTGATCCCGCCCAACGGCGTTCTGGAGCGCTCGCAGGTGGTGCTGACCGCGGGCGAGATCATCACAGTGCGCAGCAATGCTGCCGGCATCACCGCGCGGGCGCACGGCTTCGAGGAGGACGCGTAATGGGGCGCTATATCAGCGGAACCACGTGGGGGCAGCGGCCGCCGCGGCAGCTGCGCAACAACGACGCGTACGCGGCGCCAGCGCTTGCTGCGGGCGTCGCCACCACGGTGCTTTCCATCGCCGGGGCCGGCCGACTGAAATACCTGCAGTCGGCCGGCTCTTCAAGCAGCGAGAACGTGACCTGCCAGGCAGAGGTGCTGATCGACGGCGTAGTGGTAGCCACCGACAGCGTCAACACCTATGCGCCCGGCGGCAGCAGCATCATGGCTTTGGTTGGTCGCCGCAGCGGCACAGGTGGAGTGTCTTCCGTCTGGGACTCAATCGCGTTCACGCGCGGGGTGGAGGTGCGGATCACCGCCCCAATGGCCTTGGCGGCGAACCTGCTATCGCTCACCGCAGCATACGAGTTGCATTGACCCCGGTTGTCCCCAGCTGTAGCAGGTGCGCGTACAGCTGCGCCATGGTGCGCCGCGCGCGCAAACGGCAAACCATGGCGGCATGCGCCCTGAAGCCGCTGAACAACGACGCCAGCAAGGCAACCTGATCCGGCTCGGCACCGTTGCCGAGCTGGATCTGGGTGTGGCGCGTTGCCGCATTCGCACCGGGGAGATCACCACCGACTGGATTCCGTGGCTGGTGCCGCGCGCCGGCAGCACCATGGAATGGTCGGCGCCGAGCATCGGCGAGCAAGGGCTGGTGGTTTGCCAGGACGGCGACACGGCTGCGGCAGTGTTCCTGCGCGGTCTCTACTCCGATGCATTGCCGGCGCCTGCCTCTGCCGCGGGCATGCACCTGATCCGCTTCCACGACGGCACCCAGATCCAATACGACGCTTCGGCGCACGCGCTCACCGCCGCGCTGTGCGAAGGCGGCACGGCCACACTCACTGCGGATAGCGGCGTTACCGTCAATGCCGGCGGCGGGGTGACCATCAACGCCAGCAGCGGAACCACCATTAACGGCGACGTCCAGGTCAACGGCAAGCTGGTCGCCAGCGATGACGTGCTGGCCGCCGGCATCAGCCTGAAATCCCACGTCCATCCGGGCGTCGAGTCCGGCACCAGCAGCACCGGTGCGCCGCAATGATCGGCATCGACGCCACCACCGGCCGCGCGCTCGGCGGCACCGCGCACCTGGCCCAGTCGATCGGCGACATTCTCACCACCCCGCTGGGCAGCCGCGTCATGCGGCGCGACTACGGCAGCCTGCTGCCCGAGTTGGTCGACCAGCCATTCAACGACACCACCCGCCTGCGCCTTTACGGCGCCGCGGCATTGGCGCTGATGCGCTGGGAGCCCCGCATCCGCCTGATCCGCGTGCAGCTGTTCCAAGGTGCCGCACCCGGCAGCTACACGCTCGACCTGGACTGCGTGCTGGTGGACGCCGCGCGCAGCACCGACCACACCCGCCTGTCCATCCCGCTGCGCTACCGCAGCCACTGACCCTTGCCCCACGGAGCCGCAGCCATGCCCACCGATTACCACCACGGCGTACGCGTCATCGAGATCAACGAAGGCGGCCGCCCCATCCGCACCGTCGCCACGGCCATCATCGGCCTGGTCGCCACCGGCAGCGATGCCGACGTCGCGGCGTTCCCGCCGGACAAGCCGGTCCTGCTGACCAACGTCCGCGCGGCCATCGGCAAGGCGGGCACGCTGGGCACCCTGAAGCAGAGCCTGCAGGCCATCGTGGACCAGTGCGATCCGCTGGTGGTGGTGGTTCGCGTGGCCGATGGCGCGGGCGCGGATCCCGAGGCGATCGCCGCAGACCAGACCAGCAAGGTCATCGGCACCGTGGCCGGCGGCGTCTACACCGGCGCGCAGGCACTGCTGGCGGCGCAGGTGCAGCTGGGCGTGAAGCCGCGCATCCTGGGCGCGCCCGGGCTGGACAATCAGGCCGTGACCACCGCGATGGTGGCGGTGGCCCAGAAGCTGCGCGCCATGGTCTATGCCAACGCCTTTGACTGCGCCGACGTGAGCGAAGCGGTGCTGTACCGCGAGGAATTCGGCGCGCGCGAGCTGATGCTGATCTGGCCCGATTTCGTGGCTTGGAACACCACCACCAGCGCCAGCGAGCCCGCCAGCGCAGTGGCGCGGGCGCTGGGGCTGCGCGCGAAGATCGACGAGGAAACGGGTTGGCACAAGACCCTGTCCAATGTCGCCGTCAACGGCGTCACCGGGCTGAGCAAGGACGTGTTCTGGGATCTGCAGGATCCCAGCACCGATGCCGGCGTGCTCAACGCCGCCGCCGTCACCACGCTGGTCAAGGCCAACGGCTACCGGTTCTGGGGCAGCCGCACCTGCAGTGACGAACCGCTGTTCGCCTTCGAGAGCGCCACCCGCACCGCGCAGGTGCTGGCCGACAGCATCGCCGAAGCCATGATGTGGGCCATCGACAAGCCCATGCACCCCTCGCTGGTGCGCGACATCATCGAGAGCATCAACGCCAAGTTCCGCGAGCTGAAGGCGCTGGGCTACATCATCGACGGCAGCGCCTGGTACGACGAAACGGTGAACAGCCCCACCACCCTCGCCGACGGCAAGCTCTACATCGACTACGACTACACGCCCGTGCCGCCGCTGGAGAACCTGCAGCTGCGCCAGCGCATCACCGACCGCTATCTGGCCGAGTTCGCCGCGCGCGTGAACGGCTGAGCCGCACGCGCCCGCCCCCCTGACATTCCGAGGATGCCCCCATGGCCCTGCCCCGCAAGCTCAAGAATCTGAACCTGTTCAACGACGGCGTGACCTACATCGGCCAGGTCGGAGAAGTCACCCTGCCGAAGCTGACCCGCAAGATGGAGGAATGGCGCGGCGGCGGCATGAATGCGCCGATCAAGGTCGACCATGGCATGGAAGTCCTGGAGATCGAGACCGTGTGCGGCGGCCTGATGCGCGACGTGTTCCTGCAGTACGGCATCGCCCGCCATGACGGCGTGATGCTGCGCTTCGCGGGCGCCTACCAGCGCGACGACACCGGACGTATGGATGCCGTGGAAGTGGTGGTGCGCGGGCGGCACGAGGAAATCGAGCCGGGCAAGGCCAAGGCCGGCGACGACACCGAGTTCAAGTTCAAGACGGTCGCGAGCTACTACAAGCTGATGGTGAACGGCGAGACGCTGGTGGAAATCGACGTGGCCAACATGGTCGAGATCGTCGGCGGCGTGGATCGCCTGCTGGAACAGCGCATCGCCATCGGCGCGTAACCGAACCCGGCACTGCCCCTCCATTGACGGTGCCGCTCCTGCGGCGCGGTGGATCGCCAGCCGCCGCGCCGCCTTCTTTCTTCCCCAGGAGTTCCCATGAACCAGAAACAGGCCGCGCCGGCGGCACCCACCAGCATCACCCTGGAAACGCCCCTCCAGCGCGGCGACCAGACCATCGACAGCATCGTGCTGCGCAAGCCCGCAGCGGGCGAGCTGCGCGGCATCGCCTTGGCCGATCTGCTGCGGCTGGACGTGGCCGCGCTGATCGCGGTGCTGCCGCGCATCACCAGCCCCACGCTGACGCCGCAGGACGTGCAGCAGCTCGACCTGGTGGACCTGACCGCGCTGGGCACCGAGGTGCTGGGTTTTTTCATGAGCAAGGCGGACAGGGCGAACCTGCCGCAATCCCCCAGCGCGTAGAAGACGCGATGGCGGACATCGCGGTGGTCTTCCACTGGCCGCCGTCCGCCATGGACGGCATGGACCTGCAGGAGCTGATGGCATGGCGCGAACGGGCGCGGCAGCGGTACGAAACGGAGTGATGCTAGGATCGGCGCATGGACGTGCTGATCCTCATTGCCGCGGTGCTGCTGCTGATCGTGCTGCTGTTCGGCATGTACGGCGTCATCCATGCGGTTGTCGCTCGCGTCATCCCGCCGCGCGCCAACCCGGAGCCGGAACCGGCTCTGGATGCCGGCATCGATCCGCAGGTAGCGGAGTGGCGCCGCCGCAAGGCGCAGAGGCAACAGCTGCACGCCGAACTGCTGGGGCCCGACACGCAGGGCTGACGCGCACGCAGGTGGCCCATGGCTAACCTGCGGCTGGAAGTCATCCTGGCGGCCATCGACAAGGCCACCGGCCCACTCAAGCGCATCACCGGCGGCGCGACCGGCACCGCCGAGGCGCTGCGCAAATCCAAGGCGGCCTTGCGCGACCTGCAGGGCAACAGCGCGGACATCTCCGCGTTCGCCCGGACGCGCGCCGCGCTGCGCGCCACCTCCACCCAGCTGGCGGACCACACGGCCAAGGCCGGCGCCGCCAAGTCGATGCTGGAGGCGCAGCGGGCCGCGCACCACAGCCTGGCCGGCGAGGTGAAAGCCGCGCGCGTCGCGTTCCAGCATTCGGCGGCCGCCATGGCCAGCCATAAAGCCAACTCCGCCGAGGCTGTCGCCGCCTACCAGGCCCAGCAGCAATCGTTGGCGACGCTGGAGGCGCGGCTGAACCAAAGCACCGGCGCACTGCGCAAGCAGAAGGAGGCGGTGAAGACGTCGGAGACCCGGGTCAAGCAGCTGACCGCAAAGCAGGCCGACCTGTCCGCGAAGCTGGACGCCTCCCGCGGCAAGCTGGAGGCCGCCGGCCTCAGCACCGACAAGCTGGCCGGCAGGCAGCGCACGCTGCGCGGCGAGATGGACAAGGCCACCGCGGCGATCAAGCGCCAGGAGCTGCGCGCCGCCTCGCTGGCCAAGGCGCACGCCACCGCCGCGCGCTTGAAAGACACGGGCATGGCCAACTTCGCACGCGGCAGCTCGATGGCGCTGACCGGGTTCGGCGCTGCCCGTGCCAGCCTGATGCCGGTCGGCGCGGCCATGCAGTTCGAGTCGGCCATGGCCGACGTGCGCAAAGTGGTGGACGGCCTGGACGACAAGCGGGCGTTCAAGCGGATGGGCAGCGACATCCAGGCGCTGTCCATGCGCGTGCCGATGGCCAGCGAAGAGATCGCGAAGATGGTGGCCTTCGCGGGCCAGTCGCTGGGCAAGGACACCGCCAAGCGCGAGCTGCTGCAGTTCGCAGAGGACGCGGCCAAGGTGGGCGTGGCCTTCGACATGACCGCCGAAGACGCCGGCCAGACCATGGCCACCTGGCGCACGGCCTTCCGGCTGGGCCGCAACGATGCGGTCAAGCTCGCTGACCAGGTGAATTACCTGGGCAACACCGGGCCGGCGAACGCCCAGAAGATCACGGCGATCGTCAACCGCATCGGCGCGCTCGGCGAAGTCGCCGGCCTGCAATCCGCGCCGCTGGCAGCCTTGGGCGCCACCATCGCCGGCATGGGCGTGGAGGAAGAGATCGCAGCCACCGGCATCAAGAACCTGCTGCTGCGGCTCAACGCCGGCAGCGCCGCGACCAAGCGCCAGCGCGAGGCCTTCAAGGCGCTGCGACTGGACGCCGTGCAGGTGGCGAAGGGCATGCAGGTCGACTCCCGCGGCACCATCCTGACCGTGCTGGAGCGGATCCAGAAACTGCCGCAGCACATGCAGTCGGCCGCGCTCACGCAGCTGTTCGGCAGCGAGTCCGTGGGGGCGATCGCGCCGCTGCTGACCAACCTCGAGCTGGTGCGGGAAAACCTCAACAAGGTCTCCGACGCCCGGCGCTACGGCGGCAGCATGGAGGCCGAATACGCCAGCCGCGCCGCCACGTCGGCCAACACCGTGGAGCTGGCGAAGAACTCCGCCAGGGCGCTGGCGCAGCAGCTGGGCGACAACCTGCTGCCCACCGTCACCGATCTGGCGACCCGCGCCAGCGGGTTGCTGGCGCGTTGGACCGAATGGGCGAAGGAAAACCCGAAGCTCGCCGGCGGCCTCATGAAGGCCACCATCGTGGGCGCCCTGTTGTTCACCATCCTGGGCGGCGGCATCGCCATCTTCGGCGTGCTGGCCATGGGCCTTGGCCAGATCATCGGCCTGTTCACCACCCTGCGCGGGCTGAGCATTGGCGGGCGCCTGATGAGCGGGCTGGTCAGGCTCGCTCAGTTCGGTGCTGTTGCGAGGCTACGACTGTTGAGCCTTGGCCGCGCAGTGATGGCGGCAGGTCGGCTGATGCTGGCTAGCCCGCTGGGCATTGCCATCGGCTTGCTGGCTGTGGCCGCCTACATGGTCTGGAAGAACTGGGACGGCATGAAGGCCGGCGCCATCCTGCTGTGGCAGGACATCAGCGCCGCGGTGAGCGGCGCGCTGCAGTGGATCGCCGGCCGCATCAGCGCGGTCTGGAACGGCATCAAGACCTACCTGGCCGGCGCCTGGGCGGTGATCACCGGGCTGTTCAGCGGCGACGGCGACAAGGTGCGCGCCGGGCTGGACGCGATGTGGGGCGTGGTCAACGGCGCGCTGGGCGGCTGGCCCGCCAAGCTGCTGCAGATCGGCCGCAACCTGATGCAGGGTCTGATCAACGGCGTCAACGGCATGGCCGGCGCGGTCAAGGACGCACTGGCCGGCATCGCCAACGGCGCCGTGGGCAAGCTGAAGGGGCTGCTGGGCATCCGCAGCCCGTCCCGCGTGTTCGCCGCGCTGGGCGGCCACACCATGGCCGGCTTCACCCAGGGCTTGCTTGGCGGCCAAGGAGGCGCGCAGGCGGCACTGGGGCGCATTGGCGTGGGTCTGCGCAAGGCCGGCGCGGGATTGGCGCTGGGCACGCTGGGCGCGGGCACCGCGATGGCGGCCAACATCGATGCCCGCCCGCCGCTATCGGCAGGCGCGCGCGGCGCCGTCGCCGGCGGCGGCAACACGTACCACATCCACATCAACGCGCCGGCCGGCGCGCAGGCGCAGGACATCGCGGCGCTGGTGCGCGCGGAGATCGAGCGCCTGGAACACAAGCGCAGCGTGCGCCGCCGCGCCGCGCTGAGCGACTACGAATGAGGCCGCCATGCCGATGATGACCCTGGGCACGTTCGTGTTCTCCCTGCCCACCCTCGCCTACCAGCAGCTGCAGCGCAGCAACGAATGGCGGCATGCCGCCAGCGAGCGCGTGGGCGCGCGCGCCGCGCACCAGTACGTGGGGCCGGGTGAGGAAACCATCGACCTGTCCGGCACGGTTGCACCGGAGCTGACCGCCGGCGAGGTGAGCATCAACACGCTGCGCGACCTGGCCGAGGATGGCCGGCCGCTGCCGCTGGTGGACGGCCGCGGCTACGTGTTCGGCGCCTACGTCATCAAGGGCATCAGCGAGGGCAAGACGCTGTTCTTCCGCGACGGCGCCGCGCGGCAGATCGAGTTCCAGCTGTCGCTGCTGCGCGTGGATGAGACCTCGCTGCAACAGCAGGCGGGCGACGGCTGATGGCGCGGGACTACCCAATCCCGCTGTGGCGCGTCACCTTGGACGGCAAGGATCTGACCGAACGCCTCCGCCCGCGGCTGCTGGAGCTGACGCTCACCGAGCAGCGCGGCGACGACGCCGACGAACTGAGCCTGCAGATCCACGACCACGACGGCCGCATGGCGATCCCGCCGCGCGGCGCCGTGCTGCAGGTCGCCCTGGGCTGGGTTGGCCAGGGGCTGGTGGACAAGGGCAGCTTCACCGTGGACGAGGTGGAGCACAGCGGCGCGCCGGACATCATCAGCATCCGCGCCCGCAGCGCCGACCTCACCAAGGCCATGCGCACCCGCGGCGAGAAGAGCTGGCACAAGACCACGCTGGGCGCGATCCTCAAGGCCATCGCCGGCAAGCACGGGCTGAAGGCGAAGATCGACGGCAAGCTGGCAGCGATCCAGATCGCCCACCTGGACCAGACCAACGAGAGCGACGTCCACTTCCTCACCCGGCTGGCCAAGCGTTTCGACGCCGTGGCCACGGTGAAGGCCGGCACGCTGCTGTTCCTGCCGGTGGGCAAGGGGCAATCCGCATCCGGCACCCCGCTGCCGGCCGTCACGCTGGCCCGCCGCGACGGCGACCAGCACCGGTACACGATCGCCGGCCGGGACGACTACACAGGCGTGCGCGCGTTCTGGAGCGACAAGAGGGGCGCGACACAGCGGGACGTGCTGGTGGGCGACGACGAAAACGCGCGCCGCCTGCCCGGCACCTATCACAGCCAGCAGGAGGCCCGCGAACAGGCCGAGGCGGCCTTCAAGCGGATCCAGCGCGGCGCCGCCACGCTGAGCTACACCCTGGCGCTGGGCCGCGCCGACCTGTACCCGGAACAGCCCGTCACGGTGGCCGGCTTCAAGCCGGAGATCGACGCGACCGAATGGCTGATCGCGAAGACCACCCACACCATCAACCCGGGCAGCGGGTTCACGACGCAGGTGGAGATGGAGACCGCCCTCGCCTGATCGGGCAGTTCAATAGATCTGGTTGACGATGATCAGCAATGCGCGGTCATGGAGTTTCGACGCGTACGTGACAGTTACATCGGCGTCGATTTCCGGCTTGAATGTCGCCTTCCCGCTGTTGACGCCGGCATTGAAAGCGACGCGGGTGCGCTTTTCGACGACCCCTGGGATTGTTGCTGCCCAGCCGCGAACATCCGAATCCGTATCCGAAGCACGCAGCTTGAGCCTGACCTTCTTGTAGTCCACATCTTCCGACCTATCAGGTGGCGTGACGGACTTGGGGAGGCGGGCGGCCGTGCCTTGCGAAATGAGCGGCACGGCCTTCTTGTCGCCCTCGAACTCCACCGCCACGCCCTGCTCGCGCGCCGGGGCGGTGGCATCCAATGATGCTTGTGTCGCGCGCTTCCTGGACGTGCGCGCGACCGCATCCGACACCAGTTGCTTGAACGTCTGCGGGTCTTCCCCGTAGGCCTCCGCACCGATATTGATGACGACATTGTTGTCGCCCTCGATGTGGTTGAGCGCGTCCTTGTTGCTCTTGGCCGGAAGCATCCCCAGACCATTCAGAACCAGGGCCGCAATAAGCACGCCGACGGCCGTCTTCAGCACCGGAGTGCCCCCTTCATGGACTGCCTTGAAGGCATCAGCAATTTTTTCAATGCAGCGCTCATAGTCTTCTTTCGACTTGAACAGCAGGCGGATTTTCAGGTCTTCCAGGAAGCTGCCGTCTTCCAGACCACTGACCTGCAGCTCGGCCATTGTGACCTGCGCGCCGGTGATTTTCTCCAGAGCCTTGGGAAGCTGGATCTTGACGATACGCTCCATGCCCCGCAGGGAGGCAATGGCCGCATCGACGCTCACCGGCTCCTTCGTCAGGAAGCGCAGCCGATGATCCACTACTACCAGGTACGGGTCTCCAGCATTGCGACGGGCACGGGCGGGCAATTTGGGGGCTGCGGCTTTCTTCGCCACAGCCTTCTTGGCCGCGCGCTTCGGTGTTGCTTTCTTCGCTACCGCCATACAGCCCCCTGTAGTGGATAGATGATTGGCATCAGAAAAATCTGCTCGCTAGACCACGCCGTTCTGGCAGGCGGCGGAGATCAGAGCAGCGACTTTTCAATCATTCGGCTTCATCGGCAGGAGAAATACCGGACATAAACCCAGCGAAATCCGACATCACCATCCAGACTTTCCTGCCGCCAACGACTTCCTCCACGGAATCTTCGTTGGGCTTCATTCGATGCAATAGCCTCGCCATCGCCGGCCCTATTGCCGCTCGCTCAGCTCTTGGCACTGCCGCTTGGGCGGCAACAACCGCTGCCAAAAAAACGTAGGCACCCGAAACGGGGGTTCCGTCACCTTGGCCTATCAGGATGACTTCCTTGATTGATTTGGTTCCCTTGCGCAGCGTCACTGTCAGCATGCGGCGGTCGTCGATTTTTATCGTTGCCACATCGTTGACCGGACCTTCGGAAATATCACCCAGGTAGGCCTTGATGGCCGGCTTCAACTCGGCACCGATCGCGTTGAAGTTGGTGGTGTATTGATCCAGCGATAGCCCAAGCGTGGCGTCCTTCAGGGAGCCATCGGATGAAGCGTCGTTTGCCGTCTGCGCCTTTGCTGCATCTGTGCTGGCCTTAGCCTGCGGGGCCTCTTGTGTAGCTGAATCCACCCTCTTGTCGGGATGATCCACAGCAGAAGGTTGAGGAGCGATAAGGCCGAAGGCAGCGAGCCCCAGGCCTGCTCCCAGCAGGTGGCGAGTCAAGCCGCTCCACTGGCGTTTCTTCCCGTGCCAGGCAAGCAACCCCCAGATTCCGACGAAAGCGGCAAAACCAAGAAACCCCATAGCTTTTCCCCCTGGAAATAACTCTCAGCTAGGCGATGAACCCATCGCATTTCCCGGCGCGCGGGCAGCCGATGTGTAAGTGCAGCGCCTCGGCGAACAGATCGCCGACCACGTACTGGCCGATTGCGACATGCCGCGTCACTTTGGCATTCCCCTTTTTTTGCCGCCGACGTTGAAGGTCACGTCGCGCTGCTTCACCGGGCCCACGACAACCTGCCCGTGCTCCCCACCGGTGACGGAAACCGCGGGCGGACTGCTGGCCGAAGCCGGCACATCGAGGATGCGCAACACGGCACCCTTCATGTCTTGCGAGGCGGCGCGGTAGCGCAGCAGCACCTCGCTTTCGACAGCATCCAATGCGCCCGCAGCGCCGGTGAGGATGTAAGCGACGTCGAAGCCCGCAGCAAACAGGCCCAGCCAGTATTCGCCGCCGGGAATGTTCACCCCTTGCTCGAACCTGATCTGAGCGAACTTCCCGACACCACCCAACTGACCGCACTCGGTCTGAGTCAATTTTTTGGCCTTGCGCGCATCGCGCAACCGACTCCCCAAATCCATTTGCACACCCTCTTGACAGGTCACGTTAACGTGACCTAGACTTTCCCCGACTTGACCACTTTTACCCAATTCCAATGCCCCGCACCAGCACCCCGAAGCTTTTGACCCTCGAAGAAGCCCGTGCGCAGCTCGATGCGCGAGGCGAATCCGTGGCCGCGTTCGCACGCCGCAACAAGCTCAGCGCCCGCTCCGTCTACGGCGTGCTGTACGGCAACAACAAGGGCCGGCGCGGCGACTCGCACAAGGCGGCCGTGGCCCTCGGGCTGAAGGCGGGCCTGTGAGCGCGCCCCTCTGGCAGCGGTTGTTCGGCGGCGGCAACGCCGCGACCAAGCTGGAGCGCCCCGACGGCCAGCGCTGGGGCCGGGTGTGCCCGCACTGCGGCGCGCCCTCGAAGATCCGCAGCAGCCAGCAGATCACGCCCTCCTATGCCGAGCAGCTGCGCTGGTGCGAGAACCCACTCTGCGGGCACATCTGGATCGATGCGATCGAAGCGGTGCGCACGCTGAGCCCGTCGGCCGTGCCAGCCCCCGACATCAACATCCCGCTCAGCCGCCACATCCGCCGCGAACAGGTGGTGGCGGTGATGCACCAGGCGGAACAGCTTGACCTCTACGGTGGAGACGGCCGATGACCCCTGAACACGACGCGGCACACCTTGCCGCCGCCCGCTGGTACGGCACGCACGCCGGCGAACACCTTGCCCGCGACTGCGACCGCCTGGTGGACCGCTGCGCCGACCACCTGCTGGCGCTGCTGCCGATTGCGCGCAGCACGGCGCAGGGAGTGGCCACCGCGGCGCTGGCGGAGATCGAATCCACCAAGGTCGCCGGCTTCATCGACATCGACCGCTCGAACGGCCAGATGGTTGTGCTGCGCAACACGCAGGCCGGCACCTGGCACCTGATCACCCTGCCCGAGCTGTTCGCGGTGGTGGAACGGCGTCGGCAAGCCCACGCCGCCGGCTGAGGCCGGCGCGCTCCCTTCCCCTTCTTCCACCGCCGCGGCACCCCCGCGGCTAGAGGCCGGCTATCCCCGATATGCGCCCTGACCTGCACGCCGACGTTTCCCGCCGCCTCAAGAACGACTACGCCTTCAAGGTCAAGGGCGACTGGCTCCGCGAGGGCAAGTGCCCGGACTGCGGCAAGCGCGAGCTGTACGCGAAGGAAGCCAGCCCGTGGGTGCTGCGCTGCGGCCGGCTGAACGCCTGCGGCGCGGAGATCCACGTCAAGGAGATCTACCGCGACCTGTTCGAGAGCTGGTCGGAGCGCTACGTGCGCACCGAGGAAAACCCCAGCGCCGCGGCGGATGCCTACCTGATGCACGCCCGCGGCTTCCCGCTGGCCCGCCTGAAGGGGCTGTACACGCAGGAGTGGCACCAGGACCGCGAGCGCAACATCGGCACTGCCACGGTGCGGTTCGCACTGCCCGGCGGCAGCTGGTGGGAACGCTACATCGACAGGCCGGAACGCTTCGGCAAGCGCAAGGCCGGTTTCGCCTACGGCAAGTCCATGCACGGCCAGTGGTGGGCGCTTCCGGACAGCGCGGCGGACGCAGGCGAGCTGTGGCTGGCCGAGGGCATCTTCGATGCGATCGCGCTGGAGTTGGCGGGCAAGGCCAGCCGCGCCCTGCTGAGCTGCAACAACTACCCGGAGCAGGCGCTGGCCGAGCTGGCCAAGGCCTGCGCCGCCGCCGGCCGCGAGCGCCCGGCGCTGGTGTGGGCGCTGGACGACGGCCCCGCCGGCAAGAGCTACATGCGCAAGTGGCACGAGAAGGCCACCGCGGACGGCTGGAAGAGCCGCGCGGCGTACACGCCAGACCGCGGCGACCTGAAGCAGGACTGGAACGAGCTATGGCTGCGCGGCCGCCTGGACGATGCGGCGCTGGACGAGGCCCGCTACCACGGCGACCTGCTGCTGGCGCCCACGGCGATGGCCAAGGCGCTGCTGATGTACAAGCGCACCGAGCGCGGCAGCTTCCACTTCGGCTTCGGCGACCGGCTGTACTGGTTCGAGTACAGCGATGCGAAGTACCAGAAGGCGAAGGAAGCCCTGGCCGCGAAGGAAGACTCGGCCGAGCTGTCCGACACCGAAAAGCGCGACCGCGCCCTGGCGGACTCCGGCAGCGTGGTGGAGATGGCGAACTGCTACCCGCAGGCGCTGTACTACCAGGCCAACAGCCAGACCGACGAGAGCTGGTACTACTACCGGGTCAGCTTCCCGCACAAGGGCAAGCCGGTGAAGAACACGTTCACCGCCGCCCAGCTGTCCAGCGAGAGCGAGTTCGGCAAGCGCCTGATGGCGATTGCGCCCGGCGCGGTGTTCACGGGCAGCACGCCGCAGCTCAAGCGGATGCTGAAGGACACCATCTTCGCCATCAAGACGGTGGAGACCGTCGACTACATCGGCTACAGCCGCGAGCATGGCGCCTACGTGTTCGGCGACGTGGCGGTGAAGGACGGCCAGGTTTACGGCGTCAACGCCGAGGACTACTTCGAGCTGGGCAAGAAGGTGGCGATCAAGAGCCTGAACCAGTCGGTGGGCCTGGCCATCAACCGCGAGCCCGGCGAATACCGCAGCGACTGGCTGGACATGGTCTGGGAATGCTTCGGTGCCAAGGGCATCGTGGCGCTCGCGTTCTGGCTGGGCAGCCTGTACGCGGAGCAGATTCGCGCCACCCAGAAGACCTACCCGTTCCTGGAGATCATCGGCGAGGCCGGCAGCGGCAAGTCCACCCTGGTGGAGTTCATGTGGAAGCTGGTCGGCCGCCGTGACTACGAAGGCTTCGACCCCAGCAAGTCCACGATGGCGGCGCGCGCGCGCAACTTCGCCCAGGTGAGCAACCTGCCGGTGGTGCTGATCGAGGGCGACCGCGACAGCGACACCGCGAAGAAGGCCACATTCGACTGGAACGAGCTCAAGACCGCGTACAACGGCCGCAGCGTGCGCGCCACCGGCGTCAAGAACAGCGGCAACGAGACGCGCGAGCCGCCCTTCCGCGGCTCCATCGTGATCGCCCAGAACGCGGCGGTGAACGCCGACGAAGCCATCTTGCAGCGCATCGTGCACCTGTCGTTCGACAAGGCCGGCCACACGCCGCGCACGCACCAGCTGGCCAAGGCGCTGGAGCGCATGCCGATGGAAGCCGTGAGCGGGTTCGTGCTGCGCGCGGTGCAGCAGGAAGGCAAGGTGATGGAAACGCTGGAGGCCAGCGCCGGCGACTACCAGGACCAGCTGCTGCAGATGCGCGACATGAAGTCGGTGCGCATCGCCAAGAACCACGGCCAGATGATGGCGCTGGTAGACGCGCTGCGCGAGCTGGTGCAGCTGCCGGAGTCACAGTGGGCCGCGGCGCATGCGCAGCTGATCACGATGGCGGTGGAGCGCCAGCAGGCCATCAACGCCGACCACCCCTACGTGCAGCAGTTCTGGGAGATCTTCGAACACCTGGACAGCAACACGCGCGCCGACAGCCTGAACCACAGCCGCGACCCCAACTACATCGCAGTCAGCCTGGTGGAGTTCGAGGAACGCGCCCACAAGGCGGGTCTGGGCGTCCCCGGCCGGGACATGACCGAACTGAAACGGTTCCTGCGCACCAGCCGGCGCCGGAAGTTCTACGACGTGAAGACCGTCAACAGCGCAGTGACCAACGCCAGCAAGAAGTGCTGGGTGTTCCAGCACGCGAAAGAGAAGTAAAGCGGCCCCGGCGGGAGGGGCGGCAACCCCTCCCCAGCGGGCCTTCACCCACGAAGCAAGGAGAAGGCAATGAACGCAGCAAACGCAGCACCCATCACCGCCGCGCAAGATCCGGCCACCGGGGCCGGCCGGGAGACTACCACGGTGGCCCAGCACGCCCGCGCGGATCTGGAACGCGCGATCGACGCCGCGCATCCGGCAGCACCGCCGGACGTGCGGGGCGACCTGACCGAGGATGCGATCGCCGCGGCGCTTGGCAGCGCGCCGATGGCGGTGGTGGTGACGGTGATCACCGCCGACCGGATTACCCAGCGTGCGCACCTGCACATGGGTGGCATCCAGAGCGCGGCGATGGACTGGCACCGCGTTGGCCCCAGCAGCTGGCGCACCAATGATCGGGAATTCATCGAGTCCGAAGACCGCCTGGGCCCGGCGCTGGCCGAATACATGGAGGGGCTGGATCTGCCCTCGAGGGTGGCCAACATGCTGCCGCGCCGGCCCGCCGACACCAGCAGCGAGGCGTACCGGCAGGCGATGGCCGCGGCGGAGGAACTTCGCCATGGCTGAGATCGGACTGGTGCTGCTGGCCTACATGGCCGGATTCCACACCCACCGCATGATCGCGGCGGCGCGGCGGCGGCGGCTCAACGCCGTGCGCGCGCCCCGGGTTGGCATGGTGTACCTGCAGCCGCGCACTCGCCCGATGGCAGTGCGCAAGGAGACCAGGGCATGAAGACCCAGATCACGATCGAGATCGACACCGACCGACTGCCCAACCTGACCAACGCCAAGCTGGCGCTGCTATGGCATGTGACGCAGGCCAACCCGGCGCCCATCGAGGATCAGGCAGCAGGCGATGTGGCCGAACAGGTTGGGCGCGAGATCATCCGCCGCTTTCTGGCCGACACCCCGCCCACGATGTGGGCGCACCAGGGCCGCCATGCCTATTGGCACCAGTTGCAGGTGGCCAAACAGGCGGAGCCGCCGAAGGACGTGCGACTGCAGGAGGCCTCCCATGGATAACCATCTGGCTGTAGCGATGCAGCACGCCATCACCGACGCCGCGGCCGCCGCCCGTCGCGCCCGCAAGCCCGAAGCCATCGACAGCGCCAAGCGGCAATGGCGGCTGCTCACGGAGGTGCAGGACTACATCAACGCGCTGGAAGACCGCCTGGCCGCGGCAACGCCGGGCACGGCCGCGCCGCCGGCCGGCGCGGACCACCCGTTCGCCGCCAGCACCTACATGTCGGACAAGGGCCCGGTGCAGACCTACCACCTGGCCGTCGACGACAGGCTGCGCGTGGTTCCCACCCTGACCGCCGAGCAGTGCGCGGTCGCGCTGCGCGTGCCCGATCTGCAGGTGTCGGTGCGCAAGGCACTGGAACGCCGCCTGCGGATCTTGGGAAACGCCGAGGTGGCCCATGGCTGAGCCCGCGAACCTGAAGGAGGCGACCGTCGACCAGCTGGTGTGCATCATCGCCTTCCGCCAGAGCCGCGCCAACGCACTGCAGCGCGAAGCCGCGCAGGCGCAGCGAATCGCCGACCGGGCACGAAAGGAACTGAAGCGGCGGCGGCGGGCCGCGAAGGTGGTGGAGGTGACCCATGGCTGATTTCGAGATCCTCCACGGTCACCTGTTCTGCGGCCTCGGCGGCGGCGCCGCCGGCTTCAACCAGGCGCGGCCGGACATCGGCCCGGCGCGCGCCACGTTCCGCTGCCTGGGCGGCATCGACATTGATGCCGGTGCCATCGCCGACTTCGGCCGGCTCGCCGGGGTGCCGGGCACGGTGCTGGATCTGTTCGATCGCGATCAGTACCGGGCCTTCCACGGCTGCGAGCCGCCGGCGGACTGGCGCGAGGCGACGCCGGCCGACATCCACCGCGCCTTCGCCGGCGAGCGCCCGCACGTCATGTTCCTGTCAGCGCCGTGCAAAGGCTTCTCCGGCCTGATGGCGGAGAGCAAGAGCCGCACCGACAAGTACCAGGCGCTCAACCGGCTCACGCTGCGCGGCATCTGGCTGATGCTGGAAGCGTACAAGGACGATCCCATCGAGGCGCTGCTGTTCGAGAACGTGCCGCGCATCGCCTCACGCGGCCGGCATCTGCTCGATCAGATCGGCGCGCTGCTGCGCAGCTACGGCTACGTCGTCGCCGAGACCACCCACGACTGCGGCGAGCTGGCCGGGCTGGCGCAGAGCCGCAAGCGCTTCCTGCTGGTGGCCCGCCATGCCGAAAAGGTGCCGCCGTTCCTCTACCAGCCTGTGAAGCGGCCCCTGCAGTCGGTCGGGTCGGTGCTGGGCCGCATGCCGCTCGCCGGCGACGTGGAGCGCGCCGGGCCAATGCACCGCGTGCCGTCGCTGCAGTGGAAGACGTGGGTGCGCCTGGCGTTCGTGGAAGCCGGCAGCGACTGGCGCAGTCTCAACCGGCTGGCGGTCGAGGATGGCGTGCTGCGCGACTTCCTGGTCGTGCCGGAGTTCCACCGCGGCTATCTCGGCGTGAACCACTGGGACGACACCTGCGGCACGGTCGCCGGCAGCAGTCTGCCCAGCAATGGCGCTTTCAGCGTAGCGGATCCGCGCGCCGCCGCAGGCGCCGCGCAATACCAGCAGTACGGCGTGCTGGGCATGGGCGACACGGCCGGCGCGGTGATCGGGGTGAAGTCGCCCGGGCAGGGGACGTTCTCCGTCGCCGATCCCCGCCACCACGGCCCGGCCAAGCACGCCAATGAATACCGGGTCATCCCGTGGGAACGCCATGCGGGCACGGTGACCAGCGCCGGCGGCAAGGCTGCGTGCGTGCAGGATCCTCGCGCCACCGGCAGCTTCGCCGGCGCGGGGAAGCTGGGCGTGACCGGCTTCGAGGCTCCGACCGGCACGGTGATCGCGCGCAGCGACACCGGCCATGGCGCATACGCGGTCGCGGATCCTCGGCCCGCCAGCCAGCGCCAGAAGGGCGACGCCTACCTGACCAACGGCCACTACGGCGTGGTGGGCTGGGACGCCGCCAGCGGAGCTGTAAGCGCGGCGGCGGGTCACGACAACGGACGCTGGTCTGTCGCCGACCCGCGCATGCCGGGCGAGCGCGAGAACCTGGTCTGCGTGATCCGCAGCCTCGACGGCACTTGGCACCGGCCGTTCACCACGCTGGAGCTGGCCGCGCTGCAGTCCCTGGTCGACCCCGAGGAAAAGCTCGAGCTCGACGGCCTGTCCGACCAGGCGTGGCGCGAGCGCATCGGCAACGCCGTGCCGCCGGCGGCGGCGCGCGCGATCGCCGAGGAAATCGGCCGCACGCTGCTGCTGGCGTGGACTGGGCAGACCTTCGCACTGTCCAGCACGCCGATCTGGGTGCGGGATGTTGCTGTTGCGTTGGCGATGCCGGAGTTGCCCTGTGGCTGATGGCAATGGCCGCACGGATGAGGCCTATCGCCGCGAGTGCGAGGCCCGGACTTGGATCAAGCAGGGCTACGTCACCGCGCGCCAGGTGGATGAGCTGATGCAGCGCATCGAGCGGCACCGCGGCCCGGAAGCCGCCGCGGCGCTGCGCGAGGAAATGCGCCTGCAGTGGAAGCGGCGGGAGGAATGGCTGGAGGCGGCGGAATGAATTCCGCGCAGATCCGCCTCTCGCCGCTGCATCTTCAGCTGATTCGGGCACTGGCCGAAGACGCTGTTGCACGGGGTTATCTGACAACCCAGCCAGCACCACAGCACGATCCAGGCCCGGAAAGTGCGAAGCGGGCCGGGTTGCCCGAAATTGACCACGCCGCATAGGCTCAAGCAATGCGCACCGTTGCCTACGTCCGCTACAGCAGCGACAACCAGCGCGAGGCCAGCCTCGACGATCAGCTGCGCAACTGCAGCCAGTACTGCAGCCGCATCGGCTGGCCAGCGCCCGCGGTGTTCAGCGACGCGGCCATCTCCGGCAGTCATGCAGAGCGCCCGGGCTACCGGGCGCTGATCACGGCGATCGAGCGCGGCGAATTCGACGTACTGCTGGTGGACGACATGTCACGCCTGAGCCGCGACAGCGCCGAGTCCGGCCGCATCTTGCGGCGGCTGGCCTGGCACAGCGTCCGACTGATTGGCGTCTCCGACGGAACCGACACCAGCCGCGACGGCCATGAGCTGGACACAGGGATCCGCGCCGTCATCAACGAGCACTACGTGCGCGACCTGGCCAAGAAAACGCACCGCGGCCTGACCGGCCGGGCCCTGGACGGCGCCAGCGCCGGAGGCCTGCCCTACGGCTACGTGGTCACCAGCACGGGGCAACGCGCCATCGACCCCGATCAAGCGGCCGTCGTGCGCCGCATCTACGATGAATACCTGTCCGGCAAGTCGGCGCGGATGATTGCCGGCGCGTTGAACGATGAAGGCGTACCGTCGCCACGCGGCGAGACGTGGGCCGCGTCGGCCATCCGCCCGGACCACAAGCGCGGCGTCGGCATCCTGGCAAACCCCATCTACATGGGGCAGCAGGTGTGGAACAAGTCGCACTGGGTGAAGCACCCGGAAACCCGGCGGCGGGTGCGCCGTGAGCGTCCGCCGTCCGAATGGATCACCACCCACATTCCCGAGCTGGCCATCATCGATGCCCAGATCTTCGAAGCCGCTAAGCGCCGCGCACTCGGCCGCTCCCTCCAAATGCCCACCAGGCAAGGCCGCCCACCGCGCCACCTGCTGTCCGGCATCCTGCGCTGCGGCGACTGCGGCGGGCCGCTGGTCGCCATCGATCGCTACCGCTACGGCTGCGCGCGCGCCAAGGAATCCGGGATCTGCCATAGCCGCCTGCGCTTCGCCCGCAGTGACGCCGAGCGCGCCCTGGTTGCCGGGATCACCCGGGAGCTGCTCTCTGAAGAGGCTTTTCGCGCGTTCCACCTCGCGGCGCTCGACGCGCTCAAGCGCAACGCCCCCGACCTCACCGGCCTGCAGCGCAACCTGGCGAAGGCGAAGGCCGAACACGCCAATCTGATGAAGGCGATCAAGGCCGGCATCTTCACCGCCTCCATCAAAGCCGAGCTGGAAGCCTGCGAGCGTGCGATCGAAGACGCGGAAGAGGCCATCAGCGCCGCCAAAGCGACCGCGCCCGTCAGGGTTCTGCCCGCGGCCCGCTCGGTGTGGAACCGGTATGCGCGTGACCTGGCCAACTACACCCGCGACATCCACGCGGCCCGCACAGCGCTGCGCGGCCTACTTGGCAGCGAGATCCCAGTGCGCCAGAACGAAAAAGGCGACCCCGTTGCCGAGATCGCCAATTCGTCTGTGCAGATATCTGTGGTAGCGGGGGCAGGATTTGAACCTGCGACCTTCGGGTTATGAGCCCGACGAGCTGCCAGACTGCTCCACCCCGCAGCAGAGTCGCGCATTGTAGGGAAGCCATCGCGTCCGTGCAAGCACTTTCATCAAAGTGTTTGCCTGCAACCGTTCACATTGGCCCAAAGGCAGGCCGAGGGCGGGCTGCGCGGTCAGGCCAGCGGAAACGGCGGCCGGATCGTGGCCGCGAGCCGCGTACCCAACCAGACCAGCAGCAGCCCGGCCACCAGCGTCGTGCCAAGGTAGGCAAGGGCCACCCCTGCACGCGGTGCGCGCGCCAGCAGCAGGCATTCCAGCATCAGCGAGGAATAGGTGGTCAGGCCGCCGAGCAGGCCGACGACGAGGAAGGCGCGCCAGTAAAGTGCCTGCGGACCGCGCCCTTCCAGCCAGACTGCCAGGAACCCGATCGCGAACGAACCGACCAGGTTCGCCGCCAACGTACCCCACGGGATGCCTTCGCCCAGCCGTCGCAGCAGCGCACCGCCGAGCCAGAACCGCGCGGCTGAGCCCAGCGCGCCACCGCACATCACCAGGACCAGCTGCTGCCACCAGATCGTCGCCATTGATCCAGTCTAGCGGTCGCGCCCGTCGCGAGCGCGAGCGCGCGCTTCGCGCAAGGCGTCGAGCTTCTCCTTGAGCCTGATTTCCAGGCCGCGCGACACCGGCTGGTAATAGACACGCTCGCCCATGGCGTCCGGGAAGGCGGTCTGGTCGAGGGCGATACCGCCTTCGACATCGTGGTCGTACTGGTAGCCCGTCCCGTGGCCGAGCGACTTCATCAGCCGGGTCGGGGCATTGCGCAGGTGCATCGGCACCGGCTGGGTGCCGAGCGCCGCGATATCCG